GATATAGGTTTGGGCATCGGTCAATGAAGAAACCGATGTGATTTGATCGGAGACGATATGGACGAAGGCCTGAAGGGCGAGGATAGAGGATGAAGAAGCAATGATCGTCTGAACGATCTCGATATTGACGATAAAATCCTGAATCGATGAGGAAGAGGTCGCCACGGATTGAAGTGTTTCGACAAAAGCCTGGAGATCTGCAAGGGATGAGCTTGATTGGACCACACTGTTGAATGTGGCAAGATAAGTCTGGACCGCCTCGACCACGGATACGGATTCCAAAGTCGAGAGAAGATTTGCCACATAAGCCTGGGCATCTGTCAGAGAAGAGGCCGATTGAATCTGATCGGAAACGATATTAATGAAGGTCTGAAGAGCAACGACGGTGGAGGCCGAGACCGCGATCGAGGTAAGGATTTCAGTGTAACCCCCTGCCGCCACATACTCATCCGCCCCGATGTCCCAGGTGCCAGAACGGGTTACACCATCAATGTCGTCTGTAAAGTCAAACGGAGCGGCATCACCATGCGTATCTGTTCCTTGGTCTATTGCATCTGTGTCCCCTGATACAAGATGGAGATTCTCAGATCCTGCTGTAGTATTTACAAATGTTAATGTTTTACCTCTGTGAGCTGCAACTGGACTTGAATTGTCTTTGGAAAGACAATCCGTTCCGGAAAAATATTCAGGATTTTCCCAATCTACTCCATTGTTATAGGCAATAACATTTTTAGCTGTTATGGCTATATCGCCTCCCCCCAATAATCCTCCCCTGTCACATCCATAAACCGTAGTGCTATATACATAAGAATTTCTTGCTCCAAACCAACCATTCATGTGGATCCCACGTCCCGAATCCCCAGTACCCGTTCTTTTAGCACCATAAAGGATACAGTTCCATATTTTTATCGGAGCTACGCAATATAAAAGAGTTATTCCAGTGTCAGTACCAGAACAAATGCAAGTATTTCTTATAATACAATAGGAAAATCTTATATCCGCTACTTGAACACTGGGACCTATAACCACAGGGTTATTCTGAGTTGTTGTCGAACTTCCATTGAGACCAATTTGCAACCCCTCAACCCTGACATAGATTTCAGCGAGGGATAAAGAAAATGTCCAAGGTGACCAAGTAATGTCGAGTCTATATTTATTTGTACTCCATACTCCACTATGTCGATATGATTCGGTTGGATCAGTATATATTTTTATATATTGAGTAGCAGAGGTAGTCCAGCCATCAATAGCTACCGAAGTGGTGTCTGCAACTCCATCTGTAGCCCTGCACTTGGCAATGGCGATCTCATTCCTTGCACCAGTGAGGTCGCCCTGTTCCCCAGCTTCCCATAAACTGAGGGAATGGTAATCGTGACCCGCACCCTCTCCAGGGTCAACTATTTTTATTACTTCTGTTGCCATTTATAGTTCCTCAGTCATGGTTATTCAGTAAGTCTATTATGAATCACTGATAGCACCGTTGCTTTATTAGTAGTTTGTACTCCGCCCATGCTTATGATACTGTCCATCAATGCGGATGGAAAATAATATTGTCTCCGATATAAGGTCTGTTTCACTTTCTGTTTCACATCCATCTTGAAGGCATCCGATACCGCCGCCCGTGTGATCGTGAATCGAGCGATACCGGAATTATTAGAGATTATAGTTCCACCCTTCATCGTTATTCGCATCTCTACGTCTTTTGCCTTCCATGCAATTTTGGCAGTGTAGTTCACCTGAATTGTGTGAACTCCCGTAGCCTGGACATAACTAATTTCAGAAAAGATAATCCCTGTTAAATCCGTATCCCAAAATCCCTGAGAAATGGCAGCATTATAAATCCTCACATCAAATACCACTTCATTATCTGCCACACTAAAAACAGAAGCCCCCCAGTTGGTGAGATAGGTTTCAACCATTGCTCTCGTGATTTTTCCAGCTCCAACCCCCTGATCTGTAACGCTTAGGTTTGTGGCAAAAACTCTGAGTCTGAACCCATCCAAGGGAAGACTTTGACCCACTACAGCCCAATCTATCTGACGTTGCCACGATTGTATGAAATGCTGAACCTCCTCAACTGTAGCGTCTGGAATCTTGATAATCACAAACTTGGGCAACCGTTCCTCATTCCCCCATTTCGTTCCATCGGGATAGACAGCAACCGGATAACCTCGTTTGTAACATCCTCTTCTGTCTTTCTCTGGATCGGGATGAGTTACATCAATGGCTTTTACAATTATTTCACACATTATTCCCTTTCTATCTACAAAAAAGCCCCGAAGCTCGGCAGAGCCAATTCATGGGAATCATACGTCACCCCTCTCTCCGAGCCGGATGGCTCTTTTAGCCGGAGGCCGGGCCGGAGGCTGCAAACTTTCATCTCGTTAAGACGGGATGAATCACTGTAACTTTAGCTTATAAGTAACCTGTAATGATTCGCCCGATGCGAGTGTCCGTGGTGTGCTCAGAGCAACATAGGAGACTAATTTCCCCGATGAATCGGTGCTCGTCGCCAGAACGCAATAGCTCACCGGCCCCCAGCTCCCGCCCGACGCGACGAATGTTTCGGTGCTGGAAGTGGCCTGGTAGTCTCCGGAATCAAGGTCAAGCGTCGGCCAGCCTGTCCAGCTCCTTTCGACCGTCTGCGCCACGTAGCCGGTTCCCGCAGGCTCTCCGGTGAGAGATGCGAGTGTATTCGTATCGACCGGCGTCGAGTTAAAGAGGCGCAGGAAATAATTTGTCGGCACAGTCCCGGCCTGAAGCACAATATTGAGGAACATATATTCGCCTTCATCGGCGAGCGAGTTCGAACGATTAAGGTCCTCCCATTTCAGATTTCCGTCTTTGTCATAGCAGTGGAAATCCATTGACCCGATCTCTTTAATATCGTGATTCGTCCGAAGTACGACATAAAACTGATCGGCAGACGGTTCCGTGAAGAATCCATTGGCAAATAACCCGTAGCCAAGTGCCAAAACACAGAGGGTCAAAACTGATAGATATTTAATTTTTTTCATCTTTTCCTCCTTGTTAACGCAGCCTAAAGGCTGCGGCTACTGTTTATTGCTTTCTGCTTTTTCTTTCCATTCCCTGTATTTATTCAGGGCGAGATTGCGTCGGATCACCGAATTGTGGGGCGAAATTTCTAAAGCCCTCTTAAAATAAGATGTGGCTTCATCAAATTTCTTTTCTTCTCTGCAGACGACGCCCAAATTATGGAGCGTTTTGAAACGATTCGGGCCATTGTGACGGAGCGCCTCCTCGAGATAAAACCTGGCCTCGGAAAACCGCCCCCTGTCGATCAAAGCCGCCCCAAGATTTAGATATGGCCTCTCCTTATCCGGAGATTTCATGGTGCAGTCTTCCCAGAGCGATAGATCGGTCTGCCAGATCCTATTTCGCTCATAGGTGCCCACCGCAAGCGCGGCGATGATTAAGGCGTAAAAGATTAAGTCCAATTTGTTCATTGAGTTTATTGTGTTCGTTGGGTTACTTGAGTTCGTTGAGTTAACTCAATAAACCCAAAGAACCCAAGTAACCCAAGCAACTTTTTTTGTTCGTGCCTACTGCCTCTTCAAAACCAGCAGGATCGTCGTATCGGTGACCGTTGTGTTGGTCACAAGATCGATGGTAATGGCGGCCTCATCCGCAATAAGTGCGGCTGCGGGTGCGATCGTCCCTTCATAGACGATCCCTGCCGTAACCAATGAAATGACGGAACTAAGCATCGATGTTCCTGCCACCAACACATTGATCGTCTGAGTTCCGGTGTGTGCGCGACAACTTGCGTAGACACCGAGCAATTTGGCGGGGAAGGGCATATTGAAGGAGACGACCCCGGTAATGGTTCCGGCAGTCAGCGCCCCGGTCAGATGAAAGGGCATGATAAAATATCCGGGCGATGCCGGAGATGGGTTGTCCGTTGCCGCCAACGCCGCCATCGGCAGCATCAGCATGGCCAATACCATCAAAACCGATAAACTTTTTCTTAATCTTTTCATGGTTTCCTCCTTTGCCCGAAGGGCAAAATATGTTTATTGGGTTTGTTGGGTTACTTGGGTCTATTGGGTTAACTCAAAGAACCCAAAAGACCCAATGAACCCAAGTAACTTTTCTTACGCAACACTTTTATCGAAGCCGCGGAAGTCGGCGATTTCGAATTCATACTCGTGGCGCGACTTGTACTGGATTTTATCGGCCACGAACATCTGCCCGACCACAGGATTGTCGGCCACAAAGAATTCCGGCTCTCTCTGGCCGTTGATGTAGGCCGCCTCAAGAAGCTCCACATCTGCGCCGCTTGCGATCAAGCCCCAATCGTTTACGTCGGTGAAGAGAGGATTGCAAACAATCCTTTCGTGATTGGCGCCGAATCGTCCGGCATGAGGATTTGTCGATATGAACCAGGGAGAATTCAGGGCTTTGGCGATATCGAGAATCGTCCTGGGGCACCAGAGATACAATGCCTCGAGGGCCAGACCTTCACCGCTGTCCTGCTCGGTTTGGGCGTACATGGCCTTGAGCCGGTTCTCCAGGGTCGTGATTCCGGTGGCGTCGTTCGTCAATGTCACCGCGCCGAGGTTGCCGTGGGTCGCATCGAACAGGGCTGTGGCATCGCCATCGAAAGTGGCGTTATTGATGATCTTGTTCCATGCCCTGCGCGCATGGGTCCTTCTATGGGCGCGGCCCATTTTCGAAACGAGCTGGACTACGGTCTTGAGATCGTCGTTCATGATGACCCGCCGTGTGACCGTCAGGATCCAGCCTTTCTGGTTGATCGCATAGATGGCCTCGACGTCCGTCGGCATGGTGATTTCCTGATAATCCACCGTCTCGGGAGTGACGTCCGGAACATCTCCGAGGTAGCCGACCTGGATGATCTCCATGTTCTTGAAATTTTCGGCGTTGCGGTAATAGGAGATCAGCGCATCCTCCCTGTACTCGACGGCCCTGTATTCTTTGATCAGCCTCCGGTACATGGAATTTCCGAGAGCGAATGAGAATGAGGTTGAGGAATAGGCGGCGGGAAGACGCATCATGTTCATGAAAGCCTCTCCGAGCTTGATGCCTTCGCGAGAGGGAATTCCCCGAAGGTCCGGGTCGCCGGTTAACCTTGCATAGGCAGCCCGAAGGGAATTGAACGCCACCACGTCCTTAAACTTTTCATCGACATCGCACCCGAAGAGTTTATCGAGTGCCGCCTGTAGCTTCTCGGGTTCTCCCGGGCCCACTTCCATGCGAAGTCCTCCGACTCCGTGCGGGGCGCCGCTTCCGGTGAGCTCATCAACAATCTCTTTCTCTTCTTTGATTGCGGCCTTGAGATCCGCCTCCTCGAAGACTTTGCCTTCGAATTGTTTGCGGATCCTGTTCTTCTGACGAGTGGGCAGAAGTGAATCCTGGAGCTCATTGATGAGGAGGTTCGAGCAGGCATTGAGCCTAATCGTATCCTCGTAGAGCTTCTGGGCCTTTTCTACCGCCTCCTTGGCTTGACTCACCGTGGCGTCCTTGAGAGAGGCGACAAGATTGGTGATCTCCTCTTTGAGTTTGTTCCCGGCAACATCCTCTTCCGGTCTTCCAGGTGCCGCAGCCATGAGACTGGTGATCTCGTCCCCGGTAACGGCGTCTCCCTTAGCCTCTAATACTTCGATCTGAGTTTTCAGATCGGGCCGCTTGCTCTTGAGCGCGGCCAACAATTCTTTAAACATAGTAGCCTCCTTTTGACCCGCCGCTTTAGCGGCCGCGGCCATTCTTAGAAATTTCCCACCAGCGATGGGATCATAGACGATGTCGACCGAATCGACCTTAAAAATTTCTCTCACTTTTACCGGCGCTGACCCCGGTTCTGTCCCGGCCAGGATGTCGTGAGAAAGGCCGATCAGGTCTTGCTTCCCCCGCTCCCAGGCATCTACCAATAAATCCCGAAGCCAGGATGCGGTTTTGGAAATATTCATTTTGCCTTCCAGTCCTTTAGCATTGGCCTTCACCCCGGAAATCCATCCCACGAGATCTCGCACCGACTTCCCGTAGGGGTGTTTCGGATCATCGTGCTGCGCCTGCGAAAGAGCGAATACCTTTGCCCCCTCATAGGCCGGAACTGCTGCCCGTAAAACTTCATACGGATAAATGGCGCCCATCTGGAGATCCGGCCCGGCCTCGATGATCTGCACGTCCCATTTATATCCATAATCTACGGATTTAGGATCTCCGGCCGATCCGATCAGGCGGGATGCAGCCTTGACTGCGGTTTCAAAGGCAGCCACCTTCAAAACCCATTCGCCGTCTTTTTTGTGATATTTTTCTTCCACAGCACTCCAGGCGATCTTCGCGCACTTTTCCTTAAGCGAGTGATCCTCACCCGGATTTTCCTCGCGACAGGATTGGTAAACATCTTGCAAAATCTTTTTTACTCCCTCCGGAGCATCACCCGCATCTGGCGGCTCATAAATCCCTGGCATGGCTTACCTCTCTTTTACCGATTCGCCCAGGTTAAAACCTGCGGCTACTTTTCTAATTTCGCTAATCTTTAATTTTCGTCTCTTTAGGCTTCGGACTCTTCTCGACCGTATATTTCTTTCCATTATTGGTGACGATGACGACCTTATCGCCATAGTCGGTCCAATTCCTTTCGCCCTTCCTCGGCCCATGCGTGATGATCGGAATATCCTCTTCCTTGAGTGGCCTCTCCATAGGGATGGCCTGAAGCGTCTTTCGCCCGTTCTTCTCGATCATCTTCTTTTCGGCATAATGAAACTTCAAACCCTCTAACCATTTTGGATCTAACTTTTGCTGTACCATTTTTTGTTACCTCCTTTTAATTGGTTTATTGAGTTTGTTGGGTCTATTGGGTCCATTGGGTTAACTCAAAGAACTCAATGAACCCAAAGAACCCAAGTAACTAATCATGCCCTTTGGGCATGGTCATTTCCCTTCTTCAGAAGACTTCCATAATGCGTATTCCATATTTGTCAAATTCTCTATCGCTTGAGGAAAATCCGGCATTAACTTCAGCGCCTCTTTGAAATGAATAGTGGCCTCTTTATAGGCTCCTTTTTTTACGAGCAACACGCCGATGTTATTGTGGGCCGATGCCCTTGTTGGGTTAAACTCAGGGGCCTCGCTCCCTTTGATTGCCTTGAAAAGATAAAGCATCGCCTCATCATATTTCCCCTGGGCAGTGTAAACGGTCGCCAGATTATTGAGGGCTTCCGGCGATTTAGGATTGGAGGCAAGCAGATCCTTGAGCTCCGCGATTGCCTCTTCATACCGGCCGACCTGGATCAGCTCCACGGCGAAATTATTTCTCGGCCGGGCCTTATTAGGAGACTTCACCGAGCAATCTCGCCAAAGATTGAGAGGGCTTTTCCAGATCTCGTTGCGGTAATAGGTACCCACCACCAGCCATGAAATGATTACTCCACAAATAAAAATTTCTATTCTATGCTTATTTCGCATTTGCCCCAACCTCTAACCTTCAACCTTTGGCCCTTACGCCCAACTGGCGTGGTAAGGCACATGGTCTCAACCGCAGTTAATCGTCTCCTCAATCGGCGCCGCCGGATCCCTGGGAAACATCATCTCGACACCCCCTATAATAAAAGGCTCATCCACCGGAACGTGCTGGCCGTTGGCTGCCAGGTGCTCCGGTCTTGGAACCTTCGGATGTCCTGAATGGAGCCATTCCTTCTCAAGACCATCAACATGCTGGCCCGCCTCTTCCATCCTCATCTCGGCCGCCGTTGAAAATACCCTGCCCATTTCCGTCTGCGTGATCACCTCGGCCCGTGCCGCAATCGATTTAAAGATCGATGGGTCCTCTAAATTTCTACCGATGGCGGTGGCTACTTCCTGAGGGGTTTTCCCCCCAAGGACCCCGAGCGTCAGTTCTCCCCGAATCTTGCTCCACGCGGCATTCGAGACATCCTCAAGTTTATGAAATGCGAAATCCTTGAGCGTATCGAGCACCGATGTGGACAGGTGAAAACCCATATAAATTCCTTTTTCCGCAAGCGGCAGATCGACCAGGCTTTGCCCTTTGCCCCAAACATCCTTCAATAATCCATCGGCCTCGGACTTTGCCTTGGCCGTGAAATTATCGATCTGATATCCGATCGAATAGAGCATTTGTTTCAAATGATAGGCGTCCCACGAATCGAGAGAGGCGCGGCCCAGCTCGTCGATCGTTTGTTTTTGGAGATCCTTGAGCAGATCGAGCATGGACTCGGTCCCGGATTTGATCGCCCGGTCTTTATCCTTTATAATGCGCAGGATCCCGGAATTTACTGTTGCCACCTATTTGCCCCTATCGTTTATTGGGTTTATTGAGTTCGTTGGGTCTATTGAATTAACCCCTCCGGGCTAGAGGCCCTTTGGGCCGGAGGCCAAGCAACCCAAGGAACCCAAGTAACCCAAAAAACCCTACTTTGGGTCAGTGACCATCGGCAACCTTATTTGAAACACCTTCAATCCACCCTCCAAACACCCTCGAAACACCCTCCATTCACCTTCCATTTCGGTCAAGATTTGGGGGGTCTAACCTCTCCTATAGGCTTACCGAAGAAGTCTTGTTCTAGGGCATCCTGTGCGTTTTGGGCCTTTTCAAGACCCCTCAACCACTTCAGTAATCCTGCCTCGGAAATCAGGATCATCTTACCCAATTTGATTGAAGGCATTCCTATGCCGCGCCATCCTAAAACCGTCTCAACATTGACCCCGAATATCTCTGCCACCTCGTCAGGATTCAATATGCCTTTGAGTTTCATTTCACCCGCCTATGCTTGCGCAACCTGAAGGTTGCGACTACCTGGTTTTCCTGACCTTATGTAAAACAGGGGAAAGATGGCATGACCACCCTTTCGGTTCCAGAAACCTATCCCCCATTTTTTTTTATCTTTTCGAACGCGCAACTCGTAACCCAGAACTCGCAACCTTTTTATCTTTCAAATAATCCTCATAACCTGCCGTCTTGTCCTGCTGTTCCAGCCCCGTCTTCACCTCTTCCAGGTCAATTTCCACTCCGATAAATCCCATGATCGCCGCAAACAATTTCTGTGCCGTCTCCTTATCGATCCATTCCTGCACCTCGGCCTGCTGAAGCGCCGTAACCACCTGCTGAACCATCGAACCATATTTCGACACGTCCTTGGGCTGGATCGGTGGCGTGACCACAGAAAATTCTTCATCGGATTGCTTGAGGAATCCCGCTTGCCGGGCCTGTAGCAATTGGTATCCCAATAGCGATTCCAGAATATATTTCACCTGGTTTTGTTTGTTCGAAAGCATTTTCATCGCGGGGAGATCCATCTCCGATGCCGTGGCCCGGTTGACATCCCCTCCGCCTCCGTACCAATGTTCCGGATACCCGAACCGGCCCATGATGTGGTTCCTGAAAATACGGGCTCCAGTCTCGGCGTCAATCGCCTGAAGGTCTGGCACTGCCGGCGTAAGCGTCACTTTTTCGTTATGGCCGAAAATCGATCCTGATTTCTTCTGAAAATTTGCCATCTGCTCTTTGATTTCCTTTTCCTGGCCACCATCGACCTTTAGGTCCCAAACGAAAGTATTGAGGAGAGGCCACCGATCCGAATAATCGAAAAGAAACTGTTCATAGGCATCGAGCCAATCGGCCACTGAGAGCAGCGACGATCTTCCGCGAGGGGAATTGGTGACGTTGTTGATCGAAAAAAAGAAACATTCCCCGTCAATCAATTGATTCCGAAGTTCTTTTCCTGCCTGAGAAAGCACGTATTCGGCCTCTTCGGGCAGGATGATCCGGTATTTTTTCGGATTTGTTTCAACATGGATTCCGCCCATGTCTCCCACGTATCTTTTAGTCAGTAAGCCGATCTGGAGTTTTACGTTTTCAGGGTCCGTGATCACGCACTCGATCTGCGCCGGATCGATATATCCAAGCCTCACCCGCCCTGTCTGTTTGGCCACGAATGCGGGCATGCACAGCTCTCCAAATATGTGCAATTCCGAAATATGCTTCGGCAGAAATATATCCATCCTGTTAATGGGATCGTTCCAAAAGCCATCGAGAACCTCCTTGACATCCGGATCCTTTGCCTCGTAGGGCAACCCCTCAGCGAGAATAAATGCGGTCGTGATTTCGATCAACCAACCGGCCAGGGAATTCGTCTCAGACAGCCAGTAGGCAATCTCGATCATCCGGTCCTGGGTGGTGGGTAAGAGATTGCGGGTCGCGTCAGTCGTGAGCCGCCGCCATTGCATTTCCTCAACAGTGCGCGGATCCATAATGGATGCCGCTTTGAGCCGATTCTTAACCTGGGCCTCAATAGTAGGTCCCAAAAATACATTAATTAATTTATCTTTAAGATTCATTTGGATTTTTCTTCTCTCCTTGGTTCAATTCGAGCATAAGTTTAACATCACATTCGATGCAAATAATCGGAAACTCTATCCATCGATCTTCCAAGATTGATCCATAAAATCTTTTTTTGCATTTAGGACAAATCATATAGAATTGAATTTTTATGGTTTCCATTTTTCCCTTATGCTGCTCTCCCCATCTCCCCTCCGGGCCAGGCTCCGCCCCGGAAGGGCTCATGCCCCGGAGGGAGGCCTTCTTGGGCCGGCGGTCTATCTCCCCATCTCCCCATCAATCTTTTTTTCCGCTGCGCATGATAATCCTCTTTAGTGGCCTCGCTCGATGCGGAGATTGCAGGTATCAATCCTGCTTCGCAGAGACCGAGGAGCATCTCCAGCGCGTCGGGCCCGTCATCCGGACCGCCCTTGTTTTTCGGCCGGTAGTAAATGAAATGACGCTTCAATTCGCGGTGCTCTTTTTTAAAACGGATCCACCCGTTTTTTATCCAGGGTTGGAGCCTAATGATCCTCAAATCCTTGTCGACGTTAGGAGTATAGTCATCGATATTCATTGTCTGACCGGTTTCGTGTGCGAGCTTTTCAAATTGTCTCGCGAAGAACTCTTGAAACTGAACTGTCTCGATTCTGAATTTATCAAATCGATCCCTCGAATGATGGGCCAGGATATCGGTCATGATTTGATCGGGTTGCCGGCGCTCTATATCGGCGATATCGAGATAAAGAATCCGGTCTTTCATCCGCCCGCCCATGATGGCCGATGGATCGCCCCGCTTGTTGCGCTTTCCGAGAGAGGGATCGCAGGATCCGGCATGAGGAATTCCAGTGAGATCTACGTCACCCTCTTCCCAATCTATGAGCCACTCCTCGAGAAAGATGGCGTCTTCAGGATTGATCGGCTCGTTCTGTTTTTCGGATTCGAAATAGGCGGGTCCATCGCTGATCCGCATCTTCATGAGGTAATAATAATCTTCTACCTCGGGCCAGAGGACCTCTGTGCCGGCGAGCATTTCGATTTTATGGGCGGCAAAAAACTTGTCGGCCGCCATCTCGGCTTCTTCCTTCCCGATGGAAATATCGACGAAAATCTCTTCCCATCTCTCCCACAGTTTGGAATCGGAATATTTGATGACCGCCTTAAATTTCTTTCCCTTCCACCCGGGCTTCACGAGAAGATTGTTGAGGAAACTATCGTAATGAAGAATAGTGCCCTCAAAAATGTAAACAGTATCTTTCTGGCCCATCTTCATCACTTTCTTAAATATTTTTCTTTCGAGCTTCTTTCTCTGGTCTGCCGATTCCACTGCCTCGTCGTTTTCAATGTCGTCCCCGATAACGAGATCCGGCCGTTTGCTCCCGTGACGCATTCCACGAAAGGCCCCATCTGCGCCAACTCCTTTGATTTTGATTCCAGTCCGGGTAACGATGGTATCGGCCCGCCAGATCCGACCACGGCCGAAGAGTTGGGGAAAATCCTGTTCGAGACGCTCATTGACTTCCAACTCCGCCTTGATAAATTGAACGAAGTCTTCGGCCTGAGCTGCCGTGTCCCCGATGGGGACGATGAAACGTCGGTATTTAAATGCCGTGCACCAAAGCACGAGAATGAAACTGACCCAGACGGATTTCGCATTCCCACGGGGTGCAGCATCGGCCGACTTATCGCCGATGCCCGTCTTAATGGCTTTAAAGATCATTGCGGGATATCGTTCACAGAAATATTTATGAAGTGCGGAACAAGGCGCGGTGATGTAATGAGGAAAATAGGTCTTCCCGAAATATTCCATTTCCGTTGAAGACCTGGCGATCCTTTGCTCCTGCGCTTTTTTATCCGGAGGAAAAGGTTTCGCGGAGGATTGAATCAGCGAACGGATCGCCTCGATCTCTAAGTCAAACTTCTTTTCTGTCAACGGTGCTTTTTTCATCTTGTAGCCTCAGGCTTTAGCCTGAGTAATGCGCAACTTGTAGCCTCAGGCTTTAGCTTGCGCCCGGACGCACCCTAAAGGGTGCGACTACTGATTAATGCGTAGCCTGTAGTCTCAGGCTTTAGCCTGAGTAATGCGCAGCCTCCTGCGGCAGGGGCTGCGACTACGATTTATACTTCTCCTTCGCAAACTGAATAAATTCATCAAAATTCTTCTCCAGCGCCGTAAGCGCTTCCGGATCGTGATCTTTAAGGAATAGGACCATATCGCGCATGAACCCAAGAAATATCTCAGGGTTCGGAGGGGCCTCTTCCTGGACTCCGATTTTTTCCTCGGCATCAATGATTCTTTGAAGTGCGCCCAGCGCATGAATAGTTTGAGGGTCAGTTCCCTCCTGCGCCTTTTTAATTAAACCATCTCTAACTTCGTAAAGGGTTTTCCGGTAATCGACCCGGCGCTTGACCTGATCGATCTTTTTTTTTCGCCATTCGTATTGAGCCGACCACCGCTGAATGGTGACTACCGGCACGTCTGTGATCTTCGATATCTCCTCATAGGTCTTTTGCTTATAGATGTAGAGGTTTTCGCAAGTCTCGATTACCTCCATCGAGTATTCTTTCTTCACTAAAACCTCACATCGATTCCGACATCATGTAAAAATCCATTGTGGACGTTCAGACCGTCTCGTGTGATAAATATTTTTACAAATTCAACGGTGCCATATATTCTTTTTTCAACCCTAATTAACTTTCCTTCCTCGAGATACGAGAGATGACTGAGTAGTTCCTCTTTGGTAATGGAGAATCCCAGATCGTCGAGGAGAAGGAGAATCTCATCGATATAAAGAGGGCCGGGATGCTCCTTGGTCAGAAATTTCAGCATCAGTCCCCTGATAACCCGGTAACGTTCTTTACTTGTTTCCGCCATCTCTCTCTCCTTTCAAGGTCTCGATCTTTTCCAAAGTTATTTTTAGGAGGATGATCATTTCCTTGTGATCCGACCGTTCGCAGATGATATAATCTTTGATGGTATCTGAGAGCCTGTCCATTGCTCCGGCCTGCTTATCCAGCGCCGCAGCGGGTTTTTCCAGGGCCTCAATGATTTTAATGCCGACCCTTTCTCCAATCTTGATCATTAATTGATAGAGGCCGTAAAGCATTACGAGGGCGATCAGAAGACCCGGCCCCCATTCTTTGAACCATATTTCGAAGGGTCCCAAAAAATGATCCATCCTTCTATTTCTCTCCATCGATCTTGGCCTGGAGCGCCATATTCCTCGCTTTGATCGCATCCCATGCCGGGATCTGACCGCTCATCGCGGCCACGATATCATTCCATGCGACCGTGGCAGTTGATAGCCCCAGGACAACGATCAATCCGTAATCGTTGGGTGTTGGCTTCGACCCAGGCGACTGGGTGATCGTTCCATATTGAGCGACGGTCGAGATGATCTGCGATATTCTTCCCTGCACGGAGCCAAGGATAACGGGTACGGTGATCTGCTGGCCCTGGGAACCCTTGCTTTCCAGATCGAGAAGGATAATGTTGAGCTCGTTGAATGTCGGAACGACGCCGAGTTTCCAAGCTGCCCCGTACTCAGGCTTTACCATCATCACGCCTTTACCAACATCGAAGAGGATCCCCGACCCGTCCTGAATCGCTGAGATCACAACGCGCCCCTGCTCATCGGGCGTGAGCTGATCGAAGGTTTTCGTCGGAGTGGTTGAAAGGCTCGCACAGCCGGCGACCAGGACCACGATAAGTGACAATGCCATCAGGATTTCCCTCCGGGCTGGAATGCCCTCTGAGCCGGAAGCCATGAACTTGAAATTTCTTTTGATCTTCATTTTTGATCTCCTTCTATTTAAAGGTTTTAAGCAACATTTGATTACCATCTATGACAACGGCCTGTCCCCCATTGTCGACCCAACTTCCGCAGTTCCAGTAATAAGGAAGATCGCATTCTGCAAGATGAGTGTGTCCAAAGATAACCGTCTGTTTCCGGGGCCAGGCCCAGTCGTGAAAGGCTTCCCTTGTCAGCTCATGTTTCTTGGGATTTTTATCCTTCTGTGCCGTGGTGGGATCCCTGAAGCCAAGCATCTGAAGGTTGCGCCAGATATATTTCGAAAAAAATTCCCCAAAGGGATACCCTTCATCACAGAAGAAATCTCCTTGATGGCCGTGGACCAATAGAATTTGTTTTCGATTGATTTTGTTGTATAGGACTATGGACCTGGGAAGGATCAATTGTTGATCATGGTTGCCGCTGATCCTGTCCGCCCTTCGAGATAAGAGATCGCATATCGCGGGATAGGTTTTTACGATCTCGTCGATGCTTGAATTCTCCCAGAGCTCATAACCATCGCCGAGAAGAAAAATGCGATACCCCTTCGACCAATACTCTTCAAGGACGTCGAGACATAGACTGGCATTGCCCTTGAAATCATCGGCGTCGTCGCCCACTCCCATGTGAAGATCGGATATGAAGAGG